TTAAATCTTCCAGTGTATATCAATGCTACTGGGTTTGACAAATACCTTATCTATCAAGTTCTTAACAGTAAATGTCTGCTCCTCATAGCTTAATTGAGTGATGTCTTTTGTACCTAACAATTTTTTGAATTTCTTTCGGTCTTCTTCTTGTCTAATAGCTGGATTATTTTCAAGTTCATTCTCTAGTAATTCTTTTTGTTTCAAAAAGGTATGAGTTTGTGCTTTCAAATCAGCTAAAGTCACCATGTCGTTCAGATATAGGTCATTAAGTCGCCTCATTTTATTATTAAGGCTGTTGATTTGATTTTCTATCTCCTCTGTATTAATAATTACTGGTGTTTCAAACATTTTATCTAATTTAGATTTATTTAATTGTAATAGTCTAACCTGACCTAGTACATATATTTCAAGATTTGTTTTATCATAAAATTCAGTATTACATTTTTTACCGTCGTTATATACTGTAATACCCTTAGTGGTACGCGGAAATCTATTCACACATTGATAATGCATGTTGCGTGTACCATCTTTGCGTTTGTTACGTAAAACCAAGTGTAGTGGAGCACCACAACAAGCACATCTAATAATCCCAGATAACATATATTTTGCCCTAAATGGTCTTGTATTCTTATTAAATTCATACGTTGCTATTTGTCGTCTTTTTAGTTCTTTTTGAGTTGTTTCAAATGTTTCAGCATCAATTATAGGTTCATGATTACCTTGATATACTTTTCCACTAAATCTAATCATACCCATGTAAACAGGATTTCTTAAAAGTCTACTTACTCCCTGATAGTTCCATGGTCTACCATTTCTTAATAAATCATTTTTATTTAGATAGTCTCTTAGTTTTGTTAATGACATACCAGACAAGTATTCGTTGAAGATAGTTTTAACAATAATAGCCTCTACTGGATTGATATTTAATGTACTGGTTGATTTATCATAGGTATAACCAAAAGCAATTGTACTTGTCATCATTGGTTTACCAGACTTAGCACGTCCAATTTTCCCCATCATCATACGTTCCCTAATAGTATCTCTATCTAGTTGTCCAAAGGCTGATAAAATACCAACCATAGCTTTACCAAGTGGAGTAGAGGTATCAAAATTTTCTGTTAAACTGATAAATCCTATCCCATTTTTCTCTAGCACATCCTCAATGAATGCAATGTTATTACGTTGAGAGCGTCCAAGCCTTTTTAGGTCATAGACAATCATAGTATTAAATTTTTTCTTTTGAGCATCCCTAGATAATCTGCTTAATTCTGGTCTTTCAATTGTTGCACCAGATATACCAGCATCAACATAAGTATCAAAAACTGTCCATTTGTGGATACTACAATAGCTTGTAAGCATAGCTATTTGCTCATCAATTGAGTATCCTTCTTCTGCTTGACCTTTAGTGCTGACACGTACATAAATTGCTACTTTATTCATCGTTCTTCTCCCTATTTTGTAGGTTTTATGGTAAAATAGGGTACAGTAAAAGACCTCTATTTTACATAGTGTTCTTTTCAAATTGGTTAAAGTCTTACCCTCAAAATTTGGCGATGGAGAGGGTAGGGCTTTTTTGTTAGTTATTCACTTTTACTTTCATTGATTTATTGACAATGCCACTTTCTTCGGCAATTGTTGTATCATCTTCTGCTTTGATATATAAAGTTGGTGAATTAGTAAACCCTAAATCATAGCCATTATCAATTGCCCAATTAGAGAAAGTATTTTCTTTAATGGTGTATAAGTTATCTGATATTTTTTGTATCTCACTATTAGAACTATATTTAGTGTCTTGAGGCACATATAAATAGATAACGTTGTTACCTACTGGCTGCACTGTAACTTGGTAACCAGTAGAACTTAGCTGATTATTGATTTCAGTAGTAAGATGGGCTGCAAATTCTGTATTTGAAACCTCTGTATAATCTTTACCATCGTTTTTAACATCTTGGGTTGTTTCGGTGATTTTTTCTTTAGTGGTAGTGGTTGTTTGCTCTGTCTTACTCTCTTTAGGCTTATCATTTTCTGATTTACCACCGGACATTTGAATAATAGTAAAAATACCTAGACCACATAAGATAGCAATAATAGCATTTATTTTCTTTTTCATGCGGCTTCTCCTTAATTTTCAATTGGTGTAAAACTTCCAACAACGCTAAATATTTTTAGATGTGTACCACTTTCTGGGGGGTAATCAATAAAAATATCGTCATAGTCAGAATTGAGAGATACAAGCCTTAAACCGTTTGGCTCTGTATAAACTTTTTTAAAATATGTTTGGTCATTGTACGATACAACACATAATTGACCACTATACTTAGAAATTCCACTATCAATAAGGTAAAGCATATCTCCATCTTTATAATCAGGCAACATACTATTACCACTTACACGAGTTGCAACATCATAAGCCGGCGGTTCTTCATCTGTATATACAGAATATGTATCATAATCATCAAAATCAAAACCATAGCCTAGACCACGAGCAGCCGCAGCCTCCGTAGTACCAATAACTTTAAACAGAGGCATAACTTTATCATCCTCGTTATTTTGTTGCTCTAGTTCACTATGAGCAAAGTGCAATACTTTATTTTGTCTATTAGGGTTTAGCTCATCAAATACAGCTTGTATTTCTGTTTGTCTATCTGTAAAGTAATCAACAGATACCCCAAAAAAATCTGCTATGATGACAATAGATGACAACCTTGGCTCATCTTTATTGTTTTCCCATTTTGATAACCTCCCCTTGTTAAAATTAAATGTATCTGGGTACTTCTCATTTAATTGTTTTGCTAATTCATCAAGGGTGAGTTTTTTGCTTTTTCTTAATAGTTTTATTTTTTGACCTATCAAAAAAACACCTCCTTACATAGAAATAATAGCATAAAAGTTGCGACTTGGCAACTTTTTTATAAAAAAAACAAAAAAGTTGTTGACATAGCAACAAAAAAGATTTATACTTATTGCGTAGGTTGCTAAAAGAGCAACTTTGAAAGGAGGTAAATAATGACAACAGTAGAAAATGCTACTAAACCATATCTTGGGTTAAAGATGCTAATTGAAAAACATGGATATACACAGCAACAGATTGCTGATAAGTTATCTATGAATAGAAGCACCTTTAATAACAAGCTCAACCGGAAAAGTGGTCGAGATTTCTCTTTATCAGAGGCAAATACTATATCAATCATTTTGAATGAGCCGCTATCTAATTTTTTTTACAGTTAAAGTTGCTAAAAGAGCAACTTTTGAAGGAGATGCTATGGAAAATAACCTAGTTGGCAAGTATCTTGCAATCTCTGGAGAGATTGCAGGTCGGATTGAACTAGAAAATGAAAAAGAACTACTTGTAAGACGAGTCATTAACCATCCATGGGATAGAAGATGTGGGCTGGTTCCTCAAGCAGTCTTTGTTGATAAAGGTTTTCTTTTTAATTATTGGGTAAAGGTAGTGGAATTACCTTATTTACCCGACATTATTAATAGCGAGATAGAAACTGACGAGATCAGGAAATACCTTAACATGTAAATTTACTCTTATAGCAAAAAAGCACCTCTGGACTGCAATCCGATTGAGGCGCTAACAAAATTATTCAATTAAATTATATCACATTATGAAAGAACTTGATAGTACACAACAACTTTTAGTAGGAAATTGGCAACGCAAATATTACCAACTAAGCGAGGTTTTGATTAACAGTTTAGTAGGGTTGACGATTGCTGATACGCTCACAGTTTTAGCAGCAGCTAGAAAGGAAAAATCATGGTCAAAGAACATTACGTTGTAACTCATACAATGGCAGATGGCTCTAAAAGAGACAGCGTAGAGGGTTATGTTATTCCAGACGATAATCCAGTATACGAACTATTTAGAAAAGTCAATGAGCGAAGAATGGAGGCGGTTTGATAATGCAGTACATATTTCACAAATACGCATGAAAATTATACCTCTATGAATAATCACTTTTTACAGAACCCAAACCTTTCCAGCTCTGCAAAAGGAGTATTAGCGGTTATCTTGAGTAATAAAGATGACTGGCGTATATACCCAGATGAGATTGCTAAGCGGTCAAAAGATGGGCTAGTAAGTCACAGGTCAGCTTTTGAGGAGTTAGAAAAGCAAGGTTACATAAGAACAATCAAGAGAAGTTTGGGTAGGGGTAAAGGTATTCAGCATTATAGATTTGCTCAAGATATTCCCATTACAGATGAATATTTTGGATATATCTTAGAAAAGTTTGAAAAAGAGTTATCCACAAAAAATGTTGATAACCCGAATGGTGGTACTTTACAAGATTAGGTTTTACAACTTTGTATTTTACAACTTTGTACTTTACAACTTTGTACTTTACAAGGTTAGATTTTACAACTTTGTAAAATCGCATACTAATAATTACTAACTATATAACAAGTACCAATATATAACAATATAGTGCTAACGCACACTAACAAACACCAATCTAAGCCTAACGGCACTAACTAATAATAATTACTAATAAACAATAAACTCATCCTTATAGAATAATAAGGGATTTACAGAGTTTTCACTTAGGAGGAGGAAAAATGTCAGAAGTAATTACAATCACTAAAGAAGAATTGAAAGCAATGATTGCAGCAGAGGTTGCTAAAAACTCATTGCCTAGGATAAAGAAAGATTTCCGTGATGTTATGGTTCAGAGGGAAGAATTATCGGAGATAAACAATAAATATCCACATATAGCAGATAGACTATCAAAGACATTTGTATCACAAATAGGGGGGATGAGTACGGATAGAAAAAGATATGATGCTTCCTTACTGCCAGAATTGTACACCAGAAAAAGATATGCTCACGGTAGAGAATATCATCATGACAAAATTCTTTTAATTGATTTGCATGATAATTTAAGAAAGCTATCACTTAATGTTTTAGGGGCATCAATTATTAAAGATTTAGATGATGATGAGTTTGATTATTCTTTATTTGCTTATGAAAAATTAAAAACCTGCTTTTTAGAACTTTATGCTGAACGTATTTCTAAAGAAGAAGTTATTTTATCTGAAATTTCAAAAGTTGAGGTATAGCAATGGCAGAAACACTAAGAAAAAAGTTGCTGAATATCCAGCGAGACTTAAAAGCTCCCAAAGGACAATATAACAACTTTGGTAAGTACAGCTATCGTAACGCTGAGGATATTATGGAGGCTCTGAAACCATTGCTAGTTGATAATAATACCATTTGCTACTGTAAAGATGATTACATTGAGCATATCGGAGAACGCTATTACCTTGTAGCTACTATTGTTTTTGCAGATGTTGAAACCGATGAAGAAATCACAGTTAAAGCAAGAGCAAGAGAAGAAGAAAATAAAAAAGGTATGGATGGTTCACAGATTACTGGTGCAGCATCAAGTTATGCTAGAAAATATGCTTTAAGCGGTCTTTTCTTGATTGATGATAATAAAGATGCTGATAGTGATGAGTATCAACAACAAAACAATAAAAATCAAGGTAAGAAACAGCCATCAAAACAAAATCAAGCTAACCAGCAACAGCAGCCAAACAACCAACAGGCACAGCAAAAAAGCCAAGTGAAGTATGTTGATAATATCCAATATCAAGAAATTATCAAGACTATTGAAGAATTTGCAACAGTCAAGGGAGCGCCATTTGATGTAGTGGCAAACTTTGTAATGGGCAAGTATCAAATTCAAGATTTTCACCAAGTACCAGTTGATGGCTATAACGTAGTGATGGAATATCTCAATACACAAATTCAAAAAGCATACGCAAAACAAGGTGGTTAATATGCTAAGTGGTAATTTTGGATGTTTGGAATGTGGTTTCTTATATTACAAAGCCACAACAGATAATGATGATTGGAGTTTTCTGGAATGTTCACGGTGTGGGAGCTATAAAACTAAAGAATTAAAACAAAGCGAGGAAAGAGATGAAAGATGTAACTAATAGTGCCTTAACAGAAATCAAGGTAGATTTTCAACCAGCGGTAATAAATGTTGATTATGATAGCGTAGAAAAACAGCTTGCAGCAATAGTTGCACAATATACAGATTATGAGGTTACAGCCTCGACCTATAAAGTTGATTATGATGAGCGCACACGACTTAATAAGCTAAAAGAGGCGCTAGAAATACGCCGCAAGGAAATCAAGAATAATATCAACAACCCTTATAAGGAATTTGAGCAATGGTACAAGAAAACAGTTGAGCCATTGGATAGTGTAATTGCTAATATTACAGCAGGACTTAATGCGATTGATGAACATGAACGATTGATGCGCGTGGATGTTGTCCGGGATACTTTTGAAAGCAAGTGCCTTGAGGCTGGTTTAGATAAAGATACCTTTAGCAACAAATACAATGAGTACAGTCTTAAAAAATATTTCAAAACAGGCAAGTTTGAACTCAAAAAAACAGCTATTGATGAAATGGATGCCTTGGTACTTGCTGAATTTGATGCCTTGGAACAATACAAAGCTAATAAGCAAGCAATCGAGGAACAAGCTCAAGAGTACAATTTGCCAGCAGATGGGTATATCAGACATCTTGAAGATGGCAAATCTCTGGTTGATGTTCTAAAAATTATGAAAATAGACCGTGATGCCATCGCTTTGCGTAAAGAGCAACAGGAGGCACAAGCTAAAGCAGAGGCGGAGCGCAGAGCAGAAATTGAGCGTATTGCCAAAGAAAATGCCAACGCTCAAATTAAGGCTTATGATGCTGATACAGGCGAAATCTTGGAAAGTGACCCAATTACACCTGAACCACAAAACACAGCGCCAGAAGTGGCAAAATTTGAGCCTAGCGAGCCAATAAAAGTAACAATGCTACTAACTTTGCATGGTGGCAAACCACAACTAGACCAACTCAAAGAATATCTTGAGGATAACTTTATTAGTTTTGAAACTTTAGGAGGCATCTAATGACATTTAATGAACTGATTGAAAATGTGAAAGGCTGGTCAACAGCTAAAGAGCTTGATAAAGCAAGCCCATTATCTCAAATGCTTAAACTCAATGAAGAATGGGGAGAGCTTAATAGTGCAACAGTACGCAAGGACAAAGAAAAGGTAGCTGACAGCATTGGGGATACGGTGGTTGTTTTAACTATCTTAGCCCAACAAATGGAGTTACCTAAAATCCCTCTAACCATTAACCCAGATGAAAATGGGCAACATAATTATTACTACGTGGATGAGTGGTCAGTTGAGGTGCTTTACTTGCACATCGCAAAAGAAATTGGATTGATTGCTGGCAGTTTGATTGATATTTCAACACATTTAAGCCGTATCAACTCACGTGCTCAAATTCAATTAAGCATCCGCAACATTGCTATTTATCTGATGTTTGTAGCTAAGAAATTTGATTTTACATTGACAGAGTGCCTTGAAATGGCATGGAATGAAATCAAAGACCGACAAGGAAAAATGGTAGATGGTGTGTTTGTTAAGGAGGCTGACCTATGAAAAATTACTATGTCAGCGGTAAAATTGCAAGGCTTGATTTAGGGGGAAATATTAGTGCTGAAAATCATTTTATGGCTGCTATCGTATTCAAAGAGCGATATAGCCACCTACTGGATTTTGGCTCACATATTTTACAAGTTATTGAAGTAGAGGAGGTACAAGATGGAGATTACTAATAGAGGTTATGTCAATTTCAATAATGACTATAACCGCAAAGAAATTAACTATTGTACAGCATCCATGAGTTTCAATAATGGCAAGGATGAAAACGGGAATTATAAAAGTGGGTATATTGGAGTTGTTGCTTTTGGAGAATTAGGGGATATTCTTTTCAACAACTCTGGAAACTTAGTAACAGTTTCTGGGTATTTCAGACTAAATGAACATGAGGGGAATAAATATCCACAAGTAGTTATTACAGCTATCAATGGCTACGCCCCACAGAATAATCAAAATAGAAATAACAATAACCAAGGTAACTACAACCAGCAGCCAACCAGCCAAAGCCAAGGAAACTTTGGAGGTCAACAACAAAGCTACGGTAATCAAGGTGGTAATTTTCAAAATGGGCACACTCAAGGTGGCTACCAGTCGCCGTTTGATAGTCAACCACAACAGGGGTCATTCTTCCAAGGGCAGACTACAAACCCTATGGATATTTCAGATGACGATTTACCTTTCTAAGATAGGAGTTACTAGATGAAGAGAGTAAAAGTTGATTTACAATGTCCATATTGTGGATTTTGTAAGATTTTTAAAATAGCACAACATAGAAAAGCTATTACTTGCCCGTCATGTAACCAATCCATTTTTTTAAGTTGGGCAACTGGCATTGAGGGTGTACTTGATAATCATGGCTGTTATTTCCATGCTTATGAACCTTTCAATATCAGAAAAATTAATCAAGAATTTAAAAATGTTTTTGGGGATACACCACCTAAATCCTCTTTTACTATCAGAAAAAAGATAAGAGGGTGATAGCGTGCAGAAAATGATAGTATGGGCGCTGTTTGATAGTGGTAATGGTTCATACACTAAAGCTATAAACACGCTTAATAGCTTGGGGGCGAAGATTGAAGTATATCCCATAGGGATTGACATAGAAAACAAGAACAATCATTTTATCCCCATCAATCTTGCTGATTATTCACGGTTGTTTGGTGATAATAAGCTATTTGATACACTTGATAAACTTCCTAAACCTGATTTGATAATAGCTAGCCCACCTTGTGAAAGCTGGTCTAATGCTAGTGCAATTGCCAATGGTAATGCTTGTTGGAAACAGGAGGACTTATCAGATAGCTTATTTGAGCCACAAATACCACCTAGCATGTTTACAATCCGGGCAAACAAAGACTATGAGGAGGCGTACAACAATTATCAGTATGATAGGCAATTTATGAAACGTGTGAATGGGGAGCTATGTGCCTTTAACACTATTGAAATCATAAAGAGATACAAGCCTAAGTATTGGATAATAGAAAACCCAGCAACAGGGAGATTATGGAAGTACATAGAAACCATTATAGGTTTTCCGTTGCCCTATAAAAACCCCACACGATACAGCAACTATGATTATCCATTGCAAAAACCAACCAAATTTGCAAGCAACCTCTTTCTAAATCTCAACAATGAGATAAAACCAGCAGAGGTTGAATGGAGGAATTTTTCAAAATCATATAATGAGCGGTCTAATATTCCTCAAAAGTTACTGTTAGAGATATTTCAGACCGTACTAAACAAATTTGAAAAGGACACAAGAAAAAATGACAAAAATTGAGATTATTATGACACTTGCTACTTTTATGTCTATTACATGGGCAACAATGGTTACAATTTACGCTGTACAGGCTATCAGAAAGCATAAAGCAAAAGTAGCATACTATCAGCATCCACATACACAATGTGAGATTGCACGCAATGTAATTAAAAATAAGTGGTACACAGATGGTGGAGAGGTGTTTAGATGAAAGTTTTTGATGGTGTAAAGATGCGAAACATTCGCAAAGATGCCGGGATTACTCAATATGATATAGCGCCAATGGTTGGGATTTCTCAAAACAGGGTAAGTGATATTGAAAGAAATGTCACAGCACCAACAGTAGATGAGATTGATGCTTTTGCTGCGGCTCTAAACACTCATGTTTCTGTATTTTTAAGTGATGATACAGAAATTGAAGTTATTACTAATACTTTTACTAAGAAGAAAAAGGAAATAGACCAAACCGAGCGCTTTGACGGCATCAAAGTTGATAATTCATCAGAGCAACTTGAGTTATTTCCTAGTGAAAAATTACCTATTGGTAGTGATTTAGCTGGTTATGTCATTTTAAGTACAGAAATCTATACAGAATTACTTGAGAGCCAAGAAAAATTACATAAGTTGCAAAGTCTTTTGAAGTAGTGGAGGAACATCATGGAAAAGAAACTAATTGGGCTTGACCTATCCCATATCGCAGAGGGTGGGCTACAAGAAAAGCTAGATAATGAGCTTGAGAAAGTCTTTGATAACATCTTAGACCTCAACACAGAGGCTAAAGCAAAACGAAAAATAACAGTCACGCTTACTATGTCCTCTAATGAAGAACGTACAGTAGTTGATACCATTATGGAGGTTAAATCTAAACTTGCTCCACAAAATGGAGTAGCAACTACAATCCTTGTTGGTCGTGATTATGATACAGGACAGGTACATGCTAACGAGCTAAAAAGCACAGTGCCTGGTCAAATGTATTTTGACGAAAACGGAGAAATCCTAACCGACATTGGGCAACCAGTAGAGGAAATTGAGAAACAACAAACAAAACAAGATGTAATTGATTTTAATAAAAAGAAAGTAGGTAACTAATATGACAACAGAAAATCTTAAAGCAGCTTTGGAATACGTAGTAGAACTAAATGAGCATGGTTTGGAAATTTTAACAGCAGCAGATGGTACAGAGTATTATGATGCTAATAAATTCAACCTAAAAGAACTTGACCCTAAACGCTACCCAAGAACACTTGAATTATCAACATTGACAAGTCTTGTTGATTATCTCAAAACAGACCTAAATGAGTTGAAAAAGCAACGCTTGATTGTGACTGTTGAGAAAAACGATGAGGTTTGTGTGTGGTCTGAAAATGATGAGCTTGAGCATCGCATATTACTTGTTGCTGTCAAGGCACGCATCCCAGAACTATCGTTTGGGCGTTTCCTATCATCGGAGCAATTCAATATCATGTTGCAATCAAACTTTATTGATGATAGTGACCGTGGTACATTACTAGAATTTGCTAGCGCATTGAAAATTGAGAACGGTGCTGAAATTGAAGATAATGGAGTATCTCAAGTAGCTACTGTTAAAACAGGTGTGGCAAGTCTTGCGAAAGGTAAAGCACCGAACCCGGTTACTTTGCGCCCATATCGTACATTTAGCGAGGTTGAACAACCAGCAAGCCTATTTGTCTTTAGGATTGATAAACAAGCAAATATGGCTTTATTTGAGGCGGATGGCAAGCGTTGGGTAGCTGATGCAGTTGGAAACATTGCAGACTATCTAAAAGAGCAACTAGTAGAACAAAAACACATCACAGTATTAGCTTAAAAATTGGAGGAAACAATAATGACTAAAGAAACCAAAAACACAGTAGCAGCTGAAACTATCGTAGAGAACTTGAAAGAGTTTACTATGGAGTTACATCAACAGGCAAAAGAGGACATGATTGATAGCGTTATTGAGAAAGATGAGGATACCTTTGTACTAGCGAAAATCGCCCATGATATTTCACATGGTTTGATTGATATTTTACAAGGTAAATCAGCAGATGAGGCGCTTGAAAATATCTTTAGTGATGATGAAGATGATAGCCCAGTTGTTGGCTCAATCGCTGTAAATCTAAAAACTGGGGATGCTCACGGTATTGAGGACATCACAGACCCTAAACTAAAAGAACAAATTGCCGAAGTTATTAGTAAGCTAGCCAAGAAATTAGGTGGTAAGTAGTATGTGTTGGGTAGTGCGGATACCAGTAAGAGGGCGTGGAGACACCATCAAATACGAAAAGCACGAATTTAAGACAAAGAAAGAGGCTGAACGTTTCAGAGGTAAATTAGGTAAAAACTCTGAAATCTATAAAGTAAGCTATTTGAGGTATTGATATGGCTGGATTTCTAAAATTCATGGTTATTAGTGCTTGTCTATTACTTGCTATTCTGATTTTCATTGCAGGAAACAAGACTTATAAAGAAAGTAAAGCGGATAAGGTGGTTTGGATTATCTTTGATGCATACGCTATCGCCTTGATTTTCACAGTGATAAAGATTTTTGGGGGATAAAATGAAATATCGAACAATATTGGATTTAACACTCTTTGCAGTATATTCAGCAGCGCTGCTTTTTTTAGGAATGACTATATCAAAACTTCACTATACCCCTCAAGTAACAATATTGCGAAAACAAGTTGTGCAACTAGAGGCAAGAAAACCTGTTGTCATCTATCAAGTGGATAATACTGGTGGCAATCTTGTTGGTAAAGTGACAGATAAATCAGTTGTTGATGAACATTATACGGTAACCATTGGAGTTTACGGCAAGTTCCTTGTGACAAAAGAACAGTTTGACAACATCAATATTGGTGATGATGCCCCAGATTACTTGAAACATAGAGGTAGTTAATGGAAGAAATAAAGCTCGAGACAACAATAACCAAAGAACAATATGATGCTATTTTTGGTGAAAAATTTGATTATCATTATTTCAACTTAAAACGTAAGGCTTTAAATCGTAAAAGAAAATTGAAGAAAAGAGGTAAATAAAATGAATGTTGTAATCTATTTTAAAAACGGAAACACAGCATATTTTAAAGATGTTGAAGATTATAGTACAGGTAATCTAAATATTGTATTTTCATACTTTGGTGTTTCATCACAAGAAAGAAAGTCAGCAACCTTTTATAAGGATAGTATTGCTGGTATTGCAAGACAAAGGGGGCAAACAATAATGAATAAACGCCAAAAGAAAAAACGCTTAGAGCGTAAGAAAAAGGAAATGTTAAGAAGTATAGATTTTTTGGAAAATATCTATACAAAAGCGGCAGAGGGAATGCGTCTTGAGTATTATAAGATACCGCAAGGAGAAGAAAAAACATACCACGATTTCTTTATAACTGGTTTTGAATATGCAACTAAGATGTTTGATATGGCTAAAAATCAAATTAGGAGCATTGAATGAAATTTGAGTTTTCTTTGCCACGTAATACCAAGTTAAAAACTCTAAATATGGTTGTTAATAGCAATGATAGATTTCATAACGTGGATAAAGCCAAAATAACTAAGCGCATTAGAGCCTTTGCTTACTGGCATACTCTGACTACCAAGAACAAGGAGAGGGCTGCTTTTAGCCCCTCTACCCCTTGTGAGGTTACAGTTACAATTTATAGCCCTACCAATTCTAAACTAGACCCACCTAATTTATATCCGACTGTAAAAGCTATTATTGACGGTATGACAGATGCGGGTATTTGGACAGACGATAACCACAAGGTTATTAAAAAGCTGTCCTTTGTGTATGGTGGATTGAGTGAAGAAAAGGGGCATTATCGGTTAGTGTTTGATATTGAGGAGGCAGATAAATGAGAGAGTCTGAGTTAATTGAACAAAGATTAAGGTTGAATATTAGAGAGTATTTAAAAATTCTTGACAACAAGCAGAATAATAACAGTACACGATTGAAGCGTCTAGGTATTGAAATTCGTAGAAGTATGCTAATGTTGGAAGATAATTATTTTGAATATCATTTTATGGAGGTAACAGATGAATTATAAAGTAACAGTCTTGATGAGTTATAAGATATGACTAAAAAGAAAATAGAACGACTATCAGTTATCCACCGTAGAGAAATCAATTGGCTCAAGTGGTATTTTTTGAGAGATAAGAAAAAACCAGAGAAAACTATACTAGAGCAGAAGATACATGATGCTTTTTTAGAGAATAACATTGATCAGTCTGTGTTTTTGGTAAATCTGAAAGCTGTAACAGATGAGTATGTCAGAAAATCAGATGAGAAGATGTTAAAAGCAATAAAAGAGGTCTATGTTTACGAAAGTATCAATGTGATCGGCGCATGTCAGAAAATTTTGTATCTTAGCCCTAGCCCAGCGTACTCTTACATCAATAAGTGGTTTGATGAGTATTTTGTTTCGACATACAAGCATATCCCATTATCCAAATAACCGTAAAAAGCCCCAAACCTATGTATCTATAATCAAGGTACATAGGTTTTTTATTTGGGGGATAACATGGATAGTCTAAAACCACATCACAAACATAACACGATAAATCAGTACAATTTACTAGATTATGATGCCACGCGCACAGATGGTAAGTATGATATACCAATGCTTGAGTCGGTTGACCATGTGCCAAGGACATTGCAGGGGTTTAACTATGTCTTGAATAAACCAAACTATTCAGCAGGAGTACATTTTTTCTTAGATGATTACCAATTTGAGAGAATTTGGAAACGCCCAGATTTTTATATAGAAAAGCTAGCTAGCTTTGATTGTGTACTTACACCAGACTTTAGCCTATATACTGATATGCCAATATCAATGCAGCTATGGAATGTGTACAGGTCAAGGTTGATAGGTCAGATAATGCAGAATTGGGGTTATACAGTGATACCAACAGTATCATGGTCAACCCAAGAAAGTTATGATTTTTGTTTTGATGGCTTACCTCAAAATAGTACAGTAGCAATTAGCACCATAGGTATCAAACAGCGTAAAGAGCGCTTAGACTTGTGGAAAGATGGGGTAGATGCCATGCTTAAAAAGCTAGCTCCTAAGCGTATCTTAGTATATGGAGGCATGGTAGATTATGATTATAAAGGTATCGAAGTTATTTACTTTGGCAACGATACAACAGAAAGGATGGATAAATGGGTGGCAGAGGAGCAAGCTCTGGAATGAGCGATAAGGGTGATAAATATGGCACAGAATATAGCACCATACATAAAGTAGGTAATATTAAATTTGTAACTCAGAATGGCAAAGGGTCTCAACGAACACCTAAAGAAACCATGACAAAGAATAGGGTGTATACCTTAATAGATAGAAATAAGAATACACCTAAAAGTATCATCTACTTTGATGGGAGCAATAAGAGACGAAAACAAGTTGACCTTGACCATGAGCACAAGAAAATGCAACATCATACTCACCATGGTTATAACCACAATGAGTATGATGTTGGTAAAAAAGGAGGGACTAGATTAACTACGAAAGAAAAGAAGATGGTTGAACGGGTTATGAAAGAATGGTATAATTACAATAAGAAACGCAAGGAGTAGTATAGAGTGAGTACACCTTGATGGAGGAGGCTCAGGTTGAAATCCTGACTATTGCGTTACATCTTAGCCCCTTAATTGGGGTTTTTTTGTGCTTAATTTAAAAAACAATAGTAAAACTTCCCCTCTTTAGCCATATAAAATGTAATCATGAGTAGCAATACTTGTGATTTTTTGTTGGAAAGGAGGTAGCGAATGAATGAAAGACAGAGGCGCTTTGCAGATGAGTACATAAAGACAGGAAATGGTTATCAATCAGCAATTAAAGCTGGTTATAGTGAGAATTATGCCAATAATCGTATTACTGAATTGTTGGGAAATGTTGGGATAAAAGAGTATATCAATAAACAGATGCAAGAGTTGCATAAGTCAAACATTATGGATGCCACAGAGGCGCTTTCTATCCTTTCTGAAATTGCTAGAGGTAAAAGAGATGAGGAAGTGTTGATACTTAATCCGACAACAGGAAAAGTTGAAAGACACACAAAGAAAGCTGATAATGCAACAGTTATTAAAGCTATTACTGAAATCTTAAAACGCTATCCAACAGCTAAACAGTCTGAAAAACTAGAACTTGAGATTGAGAAATTAAAATCACAATTGACAGAGGCACAGTTTGAAGATGATACCATCACAATTATTGATAGTTGGGAGGTAGAGGATGAAAGTAATTGATATTCAGAAAAATGTAAATCCCCACTTTAAGAGTGTCTGGTTATCTAAGAAACCTTACAACATCCTAAAAGGTGGGCGTAACTCTTTCAAGTCATCCGTCATTACCTTAAAGCTAATCATTATGATGATTTGGTACATCGTGAGAGGGGAAACAGCAAACATTGTTATTGTCCGTAAGGTTGCAAATACAATCCGGGATAGTGTCTATAATCAAATTCAATGGGGGTTAGGTTTATTTGGTCTTACCAGTCGCTTTAAGATGACAGTAAGCCCATTTAAGATAACTCACAAAAAAACAGGCTCAACATTTTATTTTTATGGTCTGGATGATTATCAAAAACTGAAATCAAATAACATTGGGAATATCATTGCCGTTTGGTATGAGGAGGCTGCCGAGTTTTCGAGTGCAGAAGAATTTGACCAAACCAATATTACCTTTATGCGACAGAAACACCCACGTGCTCAATTCGTACAAATCTTTTGGTCATATAACCCACCTATAAATCCGTACAGTTGGATAAATGAGTGGTATGAAAAAATGAACACTATGGATAATTACTTGTGCCATTCTAGTACCTATCTTGATGATGAGTTAGGCTTTGTAAATGAGCAGATGTTAGCTGATATAGAGCGTATTAAAGAAAATGACTACGACTATTACAGATATGTCTATTTAGGCGAGCCAGTAGGGCTTGGTAATAATATCTATAACATGAGTACATTTCACCCATTAGATGCCTTGCCAAGCGATGATAGGCTTATAGGAGTATCATTTGCTCTAGATGGTGGGCATCAGCAATCAGCCACCGCTTGTTGTGCTTTTGGCATCACAGCTAAAGGTAAGGTAATTTTGCTTGATACTTGGTACTACAGCCCAGCAGGTCAAGCAGTAAAGAAAGCACCTAGCCAGTTATCACAAGACATTTACTATTTCACCACAAAAGTTATCAGCAGGTATAAAGTACCAATCTTACAGTACACCATTGATAGCGCAGAGGGAGCATTGAGAAACCAGATGTATCTTGATTTTGCTATAAGATGGCATCCGGTAGCTAAACTAAAGAAAGTGACAATGATTGATACTTTCCAATCGTTATTGGCACAGGGGAGATTTTACTATCTCAATACAGAGAATAATAAAGTGTTTATTGAAGAACACAAAATGTACAGATGGGATGAAAAGACAATACAGACTGATAACCCAAATGTCATTAAAGACGCTGACCACACATGCGACGTGGCACAGTATTTTGTATTAGATAATGCAAAATTGCTTAGTTTGCGTGTTGGTAATTCATAAGGAGGGCGAAACATGAGCCTAATACAAAGAGTAAAAGACTTTTTCAACCGTGGGAGGTATAACATGGAAACATCACACTTAAACAGCATCTTAGACCATCCAAAGGTAGCTGTTACACAGAAAGAATTTGCGAGAGTACAGAACAACCTAAGCTATTATCAATCTAAATTTGATGATATTGAGTACATCAATACAGATGGCGATAGAAAGCGTAGAAAGATGCAGCATTTGCCTATTGCTAGGACAGCTGCTAAGAAGATTGCTAGCTTGGTTTACAACGAACAAGCAGAAATTACAGCAAATGATGATACGCTTAATGATTTTCTACATGACATGCTAGGTAATGATAGATTTAACAAGAATTTTGAGAGATATTTAGAAAGCTGTTTGGCGCTTGGTGGCCTTGCTATGCGCCCTTATGTAGATGGCGATAAAATCCGCGTGGCATTTATTCAAGCGCCAGTATTTTTGCCATTACAAAGTAATACACAAGATGTATCAAGTGCTGCTATCTTAACTAAGACCATCAAGACGGAAAATAGAAAGAATGTATACTATACACTTGTTGAGTTTCATGAGTGGGTAACACCAGATGAGCAAGAGGTAGGCAGTACCAAAGATAAGAGCCTATACCGCGTTACCAATGAGCTTTATAAGTCAACATCAGATGGCACATTAGGGGAGCGGGTGAACTTGAGTGAGCTATACCCAGATTTGCAACCAGTAACACCAATACAAGGTTTGTCACGCCCACTATTTACCTACTTAAAAACACCCGGAATGAACAATAAAGACATCAATAGCCCACTAGGTCTATCAATCTTTGACAATGCTAAAACTACCATTGATTTTATCAATCGTACCTATGATGAATTTATGTGGGAGATTAAGATGGGGCAAAGGCGCGTGATTGTGCCAGAGCAAATGACACAATTAAAGGTACAAGATAATCAAGGTAACATTACTTTCAAACGCCGTTTTGATGTTGAGCAAAATGTGTATATGCAAGTTGGGGCAGGTAATATGGATAGCGGTGGCATTATTGACCTCACAACCCCTATTAGGTCATCTGATTATATATCAGCTATTTCAGAGGGGCTTAAACTCTTTGAAATGCAGATAGGGGTATCTAGTGGTATGTTTACTTTTGATGGTCAAGGAGTTAAGACAGCAACTGAGATTGTAAGTGAAAACTCTGATACCTACCAAATGAGAAATAGCATTGTTGCTTTAGTCGAGCAGTCTATTAAAGAGCTTTGCGTGTCTATGTGTGAGCTTGGTAAAGCTGTTGGCATCTACAAAGGCAACATTCCTAGTCTTGATGATATTTCCGTAAACCTAGATGATGGTGTCTTTACTGACAGACATGCAGAGCTTGATTACTGGATGAAGATGGTAGCTGCTGGATTTGCGACACAGAAAAGAGGTATTGCTAAGACATTGAACATCACAGATGATGAGGCAGAGAAAGAACTTGCTGAAATCAATGGAGAATTACCACCAGAGAGCGATGTAGAGCTTGCTCTATACAGTAAGACACAACAAAATACAGTAGGAAACAGTAAAGATACAGTAAAGATACAGTAGAAGGAGAAGATGATGCCAAAGTTTAGAAAGAAACCAGTAGTAGTTGAGGCAGTTCGGTGGAATAGCAAGAACTATTTCGACATCATAAGGCTAACGGGTAGAAGAGATATTAGGTTTTTTGATGATGGAAGTTGTATCATTCCGACTTTAGAGGGCGATATGATAGCTAAAAAAGGTGATTATATTATCAAGGGTGTTAAAGGTGAGTTTTATCCATGTAAGCCAGATATTTTTGCTGAAACCTATGAGGTAGTTAGCGAGGCTTAACTATGAGCGATACAAAGAAACGCCCAACCATCAATGACCAACAGCTTTCTTTACATATGCAAGGGGTTAGTGATATTTACTCTAAGATGCAGATAGAGCTATTTGACAGCATGATTAAACGACTTAAAGAGCGTGGTAATGCTGACCTTGCAGAAAATCCCTATATTTGGCAATTAGAAAAGCTAAATGATATGCACATGCTCAATGAGGAAAACTTGAAAATCATTGTTGAACGTACAGGGATTGCTGAAAGTCTTTTGAGAGAGGTTATTGAAAACGAGGGCTTAAAGGTTTATCAAGACACTAAGCAGCAACTAGAGGAGGATTTGAAACGTTTCCCAAGTGGTAAGGTTAGAAACGGTGTGACAGATGCTCTAGAGGCTTACACACAGCAAGCTATAAGTGACCTTAATCTTATCAATTCCACTTTGCCAGCAAGTATACAGGCTGTTTTTAAGTCAGTAGTAGAGCAGACAGTAGCACAAGTGGTGGCTGGAACTAAAACAAGTGATAGGGCTTTACATGATACTATCATGTCATGGCAGAAAAAAGGCTTTACTGGTTTTACAGATAGTGCTGGCAGAGAATGGCGAGCAGATAGCTATGCTAGGGCAATTATTAAAACAACAACTTATAGGGTCTATAATGATATGCGTACTAGACCAGCAGAAGAATTGGGGATAGATACCTTTTATTACTCAATCAAACGGACAGCGAGGGCAGCTTGTGCACCGTTGCAAGGTAAGATTGTTACAAAAGGAGCAGGTAGGGTCGAGCATGGTATTACAATCCATAGTTTACTAGATTATGGCTATGGTACCGCTGGTGGGTGTCTAGGCGTCCATTGCGGGCATTATCTCACACCATTTATTGTTGATGTCAATACCATACCAGAATTGCCAGAACACCTAGCAAACCTAACACCAGAGCAAGCAGAAGAAAATGCACGTATCGAGGCTAAGCAAAGAGGTTTAGAGCGCACTGTTAAGAACCACAAGGAGCGTTTGCACTATGCTATTACCATGAAAGATGATGAACTTATCCAAGCTGAAAAGCTCAAGGTCAGAATGTATCAAGGCAAAATCAAGGCACTTGTTGATAGTCATGACTTTCTAAGTCGAGATTATAGCAGAGAACGTATATATGTTTAGCTGTTAAGAGGGTTACCTAGCGTATCCCTCTTTTTTTGTGCTTAAAACCGTAAAAAATCCCATTTCATCCAAAGTAAACTGAAATAGTAAATAATATTTTGCTTTTGGTGGGGGTTAACCACCTAAAAAAGGACTAGGAGGTTATAAATGGCATTTACAAAAGATGAACTACTCAAACTTGGATTGACAGATGAACAGGCTAAAGAAGTCTTTGCATTGCGTGGTAAAGAGCTTAATGCAGATAAATCAGCCTTGGAAACTATCACACAAGAACGAGATAGCCTTAAATCACAGTTGCAAAACACAGAGGCACAGCTTGAAACGTTGAAGGCAGATGCAAATACAAGCGCTGAGCAGAAAGAGGCTCTTGATAAATTGCAAGCTGAATATGACAAGTACAAAGCTGATGCAGCTGCTGAACTTGCACAAACTCAAAAGGTCAATGCTATCAATCTTGCATTGAAAGATACTACCGCACACAATCCATCAACCTTGATGAAGTTTATTGATGTTGATGCCATTGAACTTGATGAAAATGGCAAGCCAAAACTAGATGACATCATCACAGGTTTAAAGGAAAGTGACCCATATCTTTTTAAGGCGGATGATGACAAACCTAACCCAAATATCGTTGCTACTGGAAACCCAGCGGCAAACGGTACAAATGATGCTGACCCATTCCAAGCAATTATTGATGGGTACGGTAAATAAGAGAAAGGAGATTAGACATGCCTAATCAAAATAACCCAGTACGCCGCTATGAACAACAATATCGCGACATGCTTAGCACTGTTTTTGGTGTACGTGCAGCCTTTACTGGTGCTTTGTCACAGATTCAAATTTTAGATGGTGTTCAAGAAAATACTAAAGCATTTTCAGTTAAAACAAACAATACACCAGTAGTTATCGGGGAGTATAAAACAGGTGCAACAGATGGAGGATTTGGTGATGGTTCAGGTGCTAAATCCCGTTTTGGAGACTTGACTGAAATCAAGTATTCAAACACAGATGTTGAGTATAATTATACTCTATCTATCCACGAGGGACTTGACCGCTACACAGTAAATAATGATTTGGATGCTGCTGTTGCTGACCGTTTGAAATTACAGTCCGAGGCGCAAACACGAAAAATGAATAACCGTATTGGAAAATTCTTATCAGATAGTGCTGGTCAAACAGAGGCGCTTGAAGACTTTGGAGAAGCGAATGTAAGAGCGTTGTTTAACAAAGTTAATGCATATTACATCAACAAAGAAGTTACAGCGCCAGTTACTATTTACTTACGACCAGAGCTTTACAATGCAATTATTGACATGACAGCCAACACATCTGCTAAAGGATCTAGCGTATCTATTGATAACAATGGTCTGGCACGCTATAAAGGCTTTACGCTAGCAGAAACACCAGCACAATACTTTGATACTGGAGTTGTTGCAGTGTTCTCACCAGATGGTATCGTTATTCCGTTTGTTGGTATTTCCACAGCTCGTACAATCGAGGCTACGGATTTTGATGGTGTGAAATTACAAGCGGCTGCTAAAGGTGGTACTTACATCTTAGATGACAACAAGAAAGCAGTTGTTAAAGTCACAGGTACAGTTGTTTAGGAGGTAATTCATGGCACTTTATAAAGCAGCAAAAAACTTAGTTTTTCAATCATTAGGTAAAGCTGTAATTGTTGATGAGGTTATTGACCTTGAACCAGATTATGCTGGAAAGGTCAATAAAGACCTAAAGCTGGCTTTCCCAGATGTTGAGGCTGTACTTGTAGCAATTGATACAAATGAAAGTGTTGAGGCTGTACAACCTAAAAAGACAACACGCAAAAAGAAAGCAGAAGATACTGAAACAGTAGAAGATGCTACTGAATAAATAAGGGGTGGCAACACCCTTTGTTTTTAAGGGAGGTTACTATGTCTTATTTAACTAAAGATGAGTTTGTTGAAATGGGCTTTGATGAAGTAACTGACTTTGACAAGCTAGCTAAAAGAGCAGAAATTGCCATCAATCTCTATACTCAAGGCATTTACCAACAGTACATTGACTTTGAGAAGGAGGCTGATTATCGTAAATCCGCTGTAAAGCTGGCTATGGGCTTTCAGATTGCTTATTTGGATAGCTCTGGCATCATGACAGCCGATGATAAACAAACCATGGCAAGCGTTTCTATTGGTCGTACATCAATCAATTATGGCAGTCAACACCGTATTTCAGCAGGTCAAAAATTCAACCTTTGCTTGGATGCTGAAAACGCCCTAAAACAAGCTGGATTTAGCTTAATTGTGGGAGTTGATTATGATAGATAAACGGCTATTGACTGATACTATTTCTGTCCGAAAGGTTGCGGGCAAGAATGATTATGGAGATGAAAGTTACTCTGACCCATTGGATATTAAGCCAGTACGGTTTGATAGGTCGGTGGCAGTTACAGGTGCTAACAACTCTAAAACAAGGCAGAAAGTTGGTGTTGTTTACATTTACCCCAAGTTTGCAAGTGTGACAGTTGATGATAGTTGGCTGGGTGCAATCGTAAATGATGGGGCGCGTGATTACCTTGTAACAGGGTATCAACCAAATTATCTTAATGGCAAAATATTTAGCTACGAAGTTGAGGTTACATAATGGCAGATGTCAGAGTTACAGTTGATTTAGCTGGTGTTGAGAAAAAAGTATCACCACAAGCTATGCAACGTGGCAAGATTGCCGCAGGTAGCGAGGCTTTGCTTATTATGGATAGCTCTGTACCTCTTAGAGCTGGCGGAGGGGCATTAAGAGCCTCTGGGCGTGTAGAGCCTAATGGAGATGCGAGCTATAACACCGTTTATGCTAGAGCACAGTTTTACGGTACTAATGGGATTGTTGTTTTTAAAAAATATACAACAGCTGGTACTGGTAAGCGATGGGATAAGCCACTAAAAGCCAATATAGACAAGCTAAAAAAAGCAGCTATTAAAGGAATGGGTATTAGGTAATGCAGAACAATAAAAACTTTCAAAGTGTGTTGCTAACACATATTAACAATATTCCAGTGCTGCCGCTAAGAGCAAGACTAGATTACTTTGTAGATGATAAAGATGACCTAGTTATCAATGCTCTATCTGGTGGCATCGTTGAAAAAGAGTATATGGACGGTACTAGAGAGGTATCACTACCATTTGAGATTGCTATTAAGTGTAAGGAAAACAAAAAAGCTATTGATACGCTTTGGTTTATCAATGCGGATTTGTCAGCACTTGATATTGACTTACCTAGTACAGACAATTCTTATACTTTCTTATCGTTGAAAGTGGATAAACCGGGTATCAACGGTAAGGATGAACAAGGCTACTTTGTTTACTCAATGCAAGTAGTAGCAAAACTAGAAATAACAGGAGGATAACTTAATGGCACGTCAAAAAAACGCCAAGCGCAAACACGAGATTGCGCCATTTGACCCAAAAAACCCAACTAAAGCACCAGATGAGGGGACATGGAAACGCCTCGCAAAATATATTGAGACGATTGACGATGAAACAGACGAAGATACAGATGATACTGGTTACTATGATGGAGATGGCACACCAGAAGAAACTGTACTATCCGTTGTCGGTGGCTACTCATTTGAGGGATTGTTTGACCCAGAAGATGAAGCACAAGCAATGATTGCAGCAATGAAGTACAAGACAGGCGATGCACGCCGTGTGTGGCATCGTGTGACATCATCTGATGGCAAGAAAACTTATACACAGGTTGCCAATGTATCTGAAATTAAAGCTGGTGCAGGCGATGCGACAGCTTACGAAGAGTTTGGATGCACCCTTAAATGGATTAAAGAGCCTATTGAGGCTGGCGTTTCTGGTATTGGTGGATCACCAATCATTTAATTAACAGACATTTTGGAGGAAAAGAACATGTCAAATAAAACTGTAATTGAATTAGGCAGTAAAGTCTTAACGTTTGATTTTGGAGAGTTTACCCTTGATTATCGAGCAACCGATAAAAAAGATGCTCAAATCCAAGATAAGGCGCTTGAGCTAGAGGATAAAGTGGATGCTTATCAAAAAAATGCAGAGAACATGAATGACCAAGAGGGGCGCAAAGCTCTAAAACCAATGGTAGATGAGTTCTTTGTAGCAATGTTTGATGAGGATGCCTCTCAAAAAATCTATGAGGTAGCGGGTGAAAACACTTGGAATTATCTCAATGTATTCTTACAGGTTTCAGCAACCATTCAAAAAGAATGGAAGAAAAAACTAAACGATGAAAATTTCAAGAAGTATCTTGCTGAATAATGTTTGATATTTCCAAAAAAATGGATGACAAGCTGGTACTTAATAACAAAGAGTATCAGCTTTTATTATCGTTTGATAGGGTCTTGTGGGTTTTTGATATGTGGGGTAAAGAACATATCCCAATTGAATTAAAGCCTAAATTAGCTCTAGCAAAACTAACTGATGATGTGACTTTTAAGGATATGGACACAGAGGATGCTTTAGCCATCTATGCAGAAGTATTTGAAAAGTACATACAAGTTACTAGAGCTATTGATGAGGTAGATAGGTATGACATTGAGGGTAATGTAATGCCTAAAAAGCCCAAAGATGACCCAGAGACCGATGATAAGCCCTTGTTTAGCATCAAATATGATGGCGAGTACATTTTTTCATCGTTTATGCAAGCCTATAACATTGATTTGATTGAACAACAAGGTAAATTACATTGGCAGAAATTTAATGCTTTGTTATCTGGTTTGCCAGATGGCACAAAGTTTGTTGAAGTCATGAAAATTAGAGCTTGGAAACCATCAAGAGGAGGAGATGCAAAAGAAAAACAGAAAATGCGTGAGTTGCAGGAGCAATACGCATTACCAAATATTTAACAAAGGAAAGGAGGTATAGTATGGCAGACGGTAAAGTTACTATTGCAGTTGACTTAGATGGTAAAAAAGCTCAAGGAGATATAAACAACCTAAAAGCCTCTTTAAGCGGTCTAGGCTCAACTTTTAAATCTGTATTAGGTGCAAATTTAGTTAGTAGTGCATTGATGAGTGGTGTTAGCGCATTAACTGGTGGTGTAAAAGGGGCTTTTTCATCAGCAATTAGTGAGGGTGCAAAATTACAACAGTCAATTGGTGGTATCGAGACACTTTTTAAAGGTTCTGCTGGAAAAGTGAAACAGTACGCACAGGATGCCTTTAGAACAGCAGGACTGTCTGCTAATGAGTACATGGAAAACGTAACATCGTTTTCTGCATCTCTTATCCAATCACTAGGCGGAGATACACAGGCAGCTGCTGAACTTGCAAATACAGCACTAAAAGACATGTCAGATAACGCAAATAAGATGGGGTCTGATATGGGTATGATTACGCAGACTTATCAAAGTTTGGCACGTGGAAACTATCAAATGCTAGATAACCTTAAATTGGGTTATGGCGGTACAAAAGCAGAGTTACAACGACTTATAAAGGATAGCGCAAGTTACAAAGACATCCAAGAAGAACTTAATATGACTGTTAAAGAGGGTGATATGTCTTTTGCCAACATTGTTAAAGCTATTTCTGTTATGCAGAAGAAACTTGACATCACTGGGACAACAGCAAAAGAAGCATCTGAAACATTCACAGGCTCCTTTACATCTATGAAGGCAGCTTTCAAGGATTTCTTAGGAAACCTTACAACAGGTGGAGACATCAAGAAACCTTTAGAAAATCTTGCTAAAACTGCTGCTACATTTGTATTTAAAAACGCTGTTCCTATGATAGCAAATGCTTTTAAAGCATTGCCAAAAGCTATCTCAACATTTTTAGCATCTGCCAAGCCAGAGATTGAGGCTGGGTTGAAAAAGATGTTACCAGAGGCGACTGTAAACAGTATTATGAAAACCTTTGATAATATTGGCAAATTTTTCTCTGGGTTTAAAGATACCGGGGCTTTAACAGCAGTAGCAGAGGCTTTTAATGCCATAAAAGATGCTATTGGTCATGTCTTTGCTGCTTTAAGTGGAAATGAGGGCATGATAACAGCCATTGGTACTGCATTAGGCACTGTTGTTAAATGGCTAGCAGAGGCGGCAACTAAGGGTGCTGAATTTATTTCCTCTTTGCCACCCGGCACAATTCAGGCAATCGCTGGTACAGTTGCTGGTGCAGTAGCTGCTTTCAAAGGTTTTAAAGCAGTAACAGGCATTATCAAAGGAGTTACCGGTGCTTTTAGTTTGCTAAAAGCGGCTTTAAGTGCAAATCCATTCATGCTAGCAGTTGTTGCTATTGGTGCATTGGTAGGTGCATTTATAACAGCCTATAACACAAGTGAAACTTTCAGAGCAAAAGTTGATGGAGTTGTAAAAGCTGTTAAAAAATTCATTGATGGACTTGACCCAGAAAGACTGAAAAGCTGGGGTGCAACCATTGCAGCGATAGCAGGTGGATTTGCAGTATTTAAAATGCTGAACGGTTGGAATCCATTCAAAGCGTTTGGAAGTGGTGGAAAATCAGCTTTAGATGGTGTTAAAAATGCCTTGGCTGGAACAAGTGGGCAAGCAACTCAATCTAAGGGCATTATAGAGCAGGTGTTCTCTGGGTTAGGTACATTGATAACCTCAATTGCACAGGGTATCTCAACTGTTTTAAATGGATTAGCAACAGCTATATCAACAGTAGCACAGGGATTTGGTCAAGCTGCGGCTATGGCAAGCCCTGCTCAATGGCTATCAATGGGCGCTGCAATGCTTATGGTCGGTGCAGGTGTGGCATTAGTTTCAGCTGGTATCTATGTTTTGGTACAGGCTGCAATACAGCTTGCATCTGCCGGTAGTGGTGCTGCAATTGCCCTTGCTGGTTTAGGTGTTGGTATCGCAGCTTTAGCTGGTGTATTTGCCTTACTAGGTCCAGCTTTATCTGCTGGTGCAATAGGTATTGTTGCATTTGGTGCAGCAGTTGCCTTGATAGGCGCTGGTGTTTATGCGGCATCTGCTGGGTTATCTATGCTTGCTGTACACTTACCAACTATTGCAACTTATGGAGCTAGTGCAGCAGTAGGTATTGCTGCATTAGGTGCTGGGCTACTTGCAATGGGTGCTGGTGCCATGGTCGCAAGTGCCGGGCTTGTTGCTGTCGGTGCTGGTCTAGCAGTTGTTGGAGCTGGTGCAGTAGTAGCTGCTACTGGTGCGATTGCACTAGGTGCCGGGTTACTTGTTGCCGCCGCTGGTGTTGCTGCCTTTGGTGTAGCACTTAACGTTGGAAAACCGGGACTTACAGCTTTTGCTAATGCGATTACTAAAGTTGTCAATGCTATTAGTGGTGGTTTTGTGGCAGTCCTTAACTCTATATCTGGAGTTATTACATCAGTTGGACAAGCCGCCTTAAATGCTGGTAAAGGGTTCAATCAATTAGCAAGTGGCGTTGTTAAGATTACCAATACTAACCTTGGAGACATGGCAGCCTCATTAGCCGCTGTTGCCGTTGGTGTTGGTAAGATTGCAGGTCAATCAGAAGGGCTAGCGCAGGCTGGTTCTGGCATGACTAAGCTAGGTACTGGTATGAGTTTGGTATCAAGTGCAGCTACCACAGCAGTTGTAGGACTTACAGCGTTTTCTACTAGAATTACTACCCTATCAACAACAATAAGTACATTGCCAGCTATGATGACAACAGCGGCATCTGGATTTGCTAGCTTTACAGCACAAGCGGTAAGTGGCGTGGCAGGGTTATCTGCAATCAATGCTCCTATTGCTATGTTCAAATCTCAAATAATGACCATTACACCGGCATTAATGATGGCAAGTGCCGGCTTTACCTTATTTGGTTCAAAAGCTATGGTTATCAGTGCATCTTTTGCTACTATCGGTGGTCTTATTACAGCCTTTAATGCGCATGTGATGTCAATTTCAACCACAATGACAATGGCAAGCGCCTCATTTACAGTATTGAGTTCTGGAGTAATGGTTGTTGGCACAGCTCTAACAATGGTGTCATCTGGTTTTGCACAAGTATCATCTAGCGCTGCCGGGACGTCTTCTCAATTGATAAATATGGCAACTAGTACACAATTAGTTATTACAGCATTTAATGCTATGCGTGGACAGGTACAATCATCAATGCAAGCTATTTTGTCTATCATCACATCTGTTGGTAGTCAGATGAAATCACAAGGTAGCCAAATAGGACAGCAGACAGCCCAAAATATCGCTCAAGGTATTAGTGGAGGCATTGGACAATCAACGGGAGCAATGCAGGCTCTAATGAATGCAGTAAGGTCTGTTGGTATGTCTGGTGTAGGCTCAATGCGTGGCATTGGTGCAATGATTGGGCAAGGTCTAGCTCAAGGGATGTATTCGGCTCTTGGAGCTGTTACAGCCGCAGCTAATGCCTTAGTAGCTCAAGCAGAAAGAGCAGCAAGAGCTAAAGCTCAAATCCACTCACCATCAAGGCTCTTTAGAGACAGCGTAGGGCGTTTCTTACCAATGGGGGTTGCTGTTGGTATCGAGAAAGGAAGTAAGTATGTTGATAAGGCTATTGGTGGCATGTATGACAACATACAGGCATTTAGCTATAAAGCCGAGGATATTATTGGTGTTGGTAAAACCAAGTTATCTAAGGTTGTACAAGTTAAATCTGACTTTGAAAATGCTATTAAGGCTAAAGTCGAGGTAGCTAAAGAAAAATCTAATAATCTTATGGAAAAGGCACTTGATATTGCTGAAAAAGCAGTAGAACGCCCATCAGAGATTGTACTTGATGACGATACTCTAGTTGCAAAAACAGGCGATAAATACGACAGGTACCAAACAGAACAAACTAGACGAAAAAACAGAATGAGAGGGATAACTATATGACAAAAGAAATGACATTCAACGGTGTTGACATGTCGCGTTTCTTTAGAATTACAGAGATTATCCGCCCAATTGGAAACAAAAGGAGCGTATCAACAGATGACGCTCCTTTATTGGGTGTGAATATTCAACAAGTGAAACGTGGGGCGAAAGAACACACCATTAAATTTGACATTAAAACTACAAATGCAATGGAGATGGAGCAATTAAAACACGAATTAGCTGGTGTTTTAAATGTTCTTGAACCAGTTAAGATTACTTACAGCGATGAGCCAGATAAGTATTATATGGGGTTTCCAATAGATGACATTACCCCTGATAACTTAACAAGATGGTTTCAACGTTCGGAATTAAAAATCATTATCCCAGACGGTGTTGCTCACAGCTCCACTTATCGCAAGTTTAATAGTGAAGTGGATGCTGTTGTAACTAATGAAAAAATGTTGTTTTCTCTAACAAACAATGGGACAGAGCCAGCGTTCCCGATTGTGAGAGTTAAACATAATGCAGAAAATGGATATATTGGTTTGGTAAATGAAAATTCCGCTTTTGAGGTTGGAAATCAAGAAGAGGCTGATACAGAAATCAGCAAGCAATCAGAGTTATTGTTTGATTATCGAGATGATAGCATCCTAACTGGTTTTAGTAAAGCGGATAAAAATGTTGCTATTAATAATACAGGTTTGCTAAGTTTTACAAATACAATTGGAACAATCAGTGTTTGGGGGCGAAATCACTTAAATTTGTCTGCTAGAGGAAGCCTATCTGGTTACAATGCTGGTAGTTTAACATGGAAAATTCCCAATGATAGTTCTGGTGGTGTTGGTTCTCTTGATGATTATATCTGGTGGCGACAGATATTTTGGTTAGGTGCTGCTAATCAATATGGGTTTATGCAAGTAACGGTATCAGATACTGATGGACAATTTTTATATGGTGTTGAAACTTTCAAACGTTCTCAAGGTCTAGAGTGTGAATATAATTTCTTAGCTAGTGATGGAAAAGGAGGCTTTAATGTCTTGAAAAAATGGACGTTTACAGGAACTCATCTTGATGAGCATAACCCGTTTAATAGTACCCGTGGCTGGTCAGACATCAAACGCAATGATGATAAGGTTCAGGTTTACTGGTGGGGTTCTTATCCTGTTTTTACTATTCCAGAAATAAAGGGTAAAAAGTCCGCAAAAGTACATGTTATTTTAGGAACAATAGGTGATAAACCACTTGTTACTCACATGTATCTAGATAGTATCTATTACAGAAAAGACTTTGTACCAGTTACAAAGAATATCCCTAATCGCTTTACAATTGGTTCAAATGTTGTCATCAACAGTGAAGATGACACAATTTATATTGATGGTATTGCAAAATCTAGCGAGGCTGTTGATGGCTCAAGATGGCTATCAATACCACCCGGCAAATCACAACTAGAGCTTTATGTTTCTAGCTTTGTACAGAAGAAACCAACAGTATCAATAGAATTTGAAGAAAGGTGGTTATAAATTATGCTTTTAACAATTCATGATGCAAACTTACAAAAGGTAGCATTTATTGATAATGATAAACAAAGCACGTTGAATTATTATGATGACACTTGGACTAGAAACTTAGAAACAGGGTCATCTACCTTTGAATTTACGGTATTTAAAAAAGCAATTAAGTCTGATACAGCATCACACAAAACATATAACCATTTGAATGAGAAAGCCTTTGTTTCTTTCAAGCACCATGGTAAAAGTTATGTCTTTAGCGTGATGACAGTTGAAGAAAATGAGCAAACTATTAAATGCTATTGTGAAAATCTAAATCTTGAGCTTATCAATGAATATGCAAACCCGTATAAGGCAGCTAAAGCCATGTCTTTTGTGGAGTATTGTAATGCTATGGACTTGTTAAATTTTACCCATTTATCCGTTGGTATCAATGAAATTTCAGACCAAAAACGAACGCTTGAATGGGAGGGACAAGATACTAAACTTGCCCGTCTATTGAGCCTAGCTACCAAGTTTGATGCAGAGATTGATTTTGATACAGAATTAAATTCAGATAGTTCTATCAAATCATTTAAAGTCAACGTTTATCATGAATATGATGATAAGCATCAAGGTGTTGGGCGTGTTAGAAACGACATTCAACTAACATACGGAAAAAATTTAAAATCAATTAAACGCACAGTTGATAAGACTGGTATTTATAACGCTGTACGACCAACAGGAAAAGGAAAAACAAAGGGTACAGATGGAAATGAAGTCGAGACTATTGTAACTATTGGTAGCTTGGGCGTATGGTCTGAAAATAACGCTGATGGGGTACGTGAGTTTTACCAAAGTGGAGAGATGTTATATGCTCCGTTATCAATGCAAATGTACCCATCAACTTTTACATCTGGTACACAAAGTGACCAGTGGATAAGAAAGGATATAGAGGTTGAGAGTGATAATCCAACTGTTATCCGAGCTGCTGGTATTCGTGACCTTAAAAAAAACGCTTACCCAGCTCTAACTTATGATGTCGATGGTTTCCTTGATGTGGAAATTGGGGATACTGTAAGAATTTATGATGATGGTTTTACACCTGTTCTATTGATTAAAGCTAGGGTATCAGACCAGAAAATAAGTTTTACTAATCCCAAGAGTAATAGAACAACTTTTGCTAATTTCAAAGCACTTAAAAATAATCTATCTAGTGGTATTCAATCAGCCTTTGAGCGACTTTTCGAGGCTGCTAAACCTTATACTATTAAACTTGCAACAGACAATGGCGTTATTTTTAAGAACCAAATAGGACAAAGTCTTGTTACTCCAACTCTTTATAAAGGCGGTAAACCAATAGTAGCTGGTGTTACATGGCGCTGGTCGTTGAATGAAGAAGTCACAACAGGCATGACTTATCTTGTCAAAGGCTCAAGCGTTACTGATACGGTTACTTTGACAGTTGCAGCTTACATTGGAAATGATGAGGTTGCTGTTGATGAGATTTCATTTGTCAATGTTGTTGATGGCAAACTTGGTACGCCGGGAACACCGGGGCGAGATGGTCGCACGCCCTATGTGCATACAGCGTGGGCAAATAATGCAACAGGTACAGATGGCTTTAGTCTTGATAGCTCAATCAATAAGCTCTATATCGGTATCTATACTGACTTTGAGCCAAACGATAGTACAGACCCGACAAAGTACAAGTGGACAAAGATAAAAGGCGATAAAGGTGATAAAGGTGACCCCGGACAACGTGGTCTTGATGGATTGCAAGGGCAAAAAGGAGAGCAGGGCATACCCGGTAAAAATGGTCTTGATGGTCGTACTCAATATACCCATATTGCGTATTCCAACAGTGCAGATGGTTCCAAGGAGTTCTCTTTAAGTGCCTCTGACCGTTCTTATATCGGTATGTATGTTGACTTTAATGCTACTGATAGCAATACGCCATCTGATTATAACTGGACACTTGTTAAAGGCTCTGATGGTGCAAATGGGGTAGCAGGTAAAGCTGGTGCAGATGGTAGAACGCCATACTTACACATAGCTTATTCAGCATCAAATAATGGCTCACAAGGCTTTTCAACAACTGACAGCACTAATAAAACATACATTGGAACATACACCGATTATACACAAGCAGATAGCCAAGATTATAGAGTGTATAAATGGACTTTAATCAAGGGTGCAGACGGTAATGGTATCGCTAATGTCACTAACTACTATCTAGCCACAGCAGCATCAACTGGTATTACTAAAAATAGTTTAGGCTGGACAACTATCCCACAAACTATGACAGAGGAAAAACGCTACTTATGGAATTATAGGATTGAACTTTATACCAATGGTACAAGTAAAACTACTGACCCGGCTATTATTGGTGTACATGGGTTAAAGGGGGACAAGGGAGGTTTTTCAGAAGAACAATTAAATGAAGTTAATAAAAAAATTGATAGTAAAGCTGACCAAGTTCTAACTCAAGAGCAACTAAATGCTCTAAATGAAAAAGCACAGCTCCTAGATGCTGAGATGAAAGCAAAAGCATCAATGGAGGCGTTTAGTGAATTGGAAAAAGCCTATAACGCTTTTGTTGAAAATAATGCTAAAGATACAGCGAAATCTGAAAAAGATTTGATTGAAGCCGGAAGAAGGATTGAGTTGCTAACAACACAATTTGGAGGATTGGCAGAGCTAAAAACATTCATTGATACCTATATGAAAAGTACTAATGAGGGCTTGATTATCGGTAAGAATGATGCTAGCTCAACTATCAAGGTATCGAGTGATAGAATTTCCATGTTTTCTGCTGGTCGTGAGGTTATGTATATCAGTCAAGGAGTTATCCATATTGATAATGGTATCTTTACCGCATCAGTACAGATTGGAAAATTTAGAACAGAACAGTATCACTTAAACGCTGATATGAACGTAATTAGATATGTTGGATAAGGAGGTAAAAAATGGCTGAATTTTGGTCAAATAGTGATAGAGGTTATCGCCTAAGACTAACTATAGAGCAGTTATCTCAAAATGTAGTAGCTAATACAAGTGAAATCATGGTAAAACTTGATTTGCTTAATACAACGACTACATTTACACAATACAACTGTTCAGCTTATGTCGACTTTAATGGTCAGAGGTTAAATTGGAGTGGCAGCCCATCAATGTTGAGCTACAACATGACCATCAATTTAATCGAACGGAACGTTACAATATCTCACAACCAAGATGGCTCAAAAAGTTTTGGTTTAATGGCAAGTTTTAGCGGTTCTGGTGGGTGGTCTCCAGGCAACTTAAAAATTAGTGGCAATACGTTTACACTAACGACTATTCCACGAGCTAGCTCTATTACTGTAGAAGATGTTATGATTGGTAGTCCGTTTACTATTGACATTAATCGTCAAAGTACCAGTTATACTCACACATTAAGGTATTCTTGGTTTAATAAAACTGGCACTATTGCAACGGATGTTGGTACAACAACAACTTGGACAATTCCAAATCACTTTGCCAATGACATTCCAAACTCAACAAGTGGTACAGGTACAATCTATGTTGATACTTATAACGAGGGTACGAAAACTGGTACACAGTCAGTCAGCTTTACAGCCAGCGTGCCAGCTAGCATGAAACCTACACTTTATAGTGTTACTTTAACAGATACAAATGGAGTTGCTAGGGGATTATTATCTAGTAATAATTTCTTGCAAGTTATTTCAAACATACAGGTTACTTTTGATGGTGCTAGTGGCTCTTACAGCTCATCTATAACTGGATTTAAGGCTGAGATTGTAAATAAAAATCAAGTTACAAACTCAAATGGCGGCACGCTAGGTATTATGAATTTTAATGGTTCTGCTACTGTCCGTGCAAGTGTTTTTGATAGCAGAGGTAGGCAATCAGATGCTAAAGATATTACAATTAATGTCATTGAGTATTTTGCGCCAATTTTTAGCTTTACGGCACTTAGAACTAGAGCAAGTCCTAATATAATTCAAGTTATAAGGAATGCTAGAATATCCCCTATCTCACTCTATGGTAATCAGAAAAATGTTATGACACTATCATTCAAAGTAGCTCCTCTTGGTAGTACATATTACACATCTGATAATGGTTCAGCTTCTGGTGTTTGGACAAGTATATCAAACCTCACAAATTCACAGGCAAATCTATCTGGTAATTATATTGCTACTAAATCTTTTGTAGTAATAGGTACATTATCAGATAAATTCACAAGTACAGAATTTTCCGCAACAGTTGCAACAGAAAGTGTTGTGATGAGTTATGACAAAGATGGGCGTGTTGGTATCGGAAAAATCGTTGAACAAGGTAGAGCTGGTTCAATAGATGTGGCTGGCGATGGCTATATTGGCGGGAAGTTTTACGTAGGGAATAACGAAATAAAACCCGGTCTAACTAAGACTGAAATATTGGATATGATTTATCCTGTTGGGTCTATTTACATCAGTATTAGCTCATCTAACCCATCTTACACTATGGGTGGTACATGGCAACGTTTCGCAAATGGTAAAACGCTGGTTGGTGTTGATGAATACGACAGTGATTTTAATTCTCCTAATAGAACAGGAGGGGAAAAAGCCCATCAAACTACTGTTGAAGAAATGCCATCACATAGTCATCAATTTAACACAGAAGCGGCTGGTAGCCCAATTGCTCTGGGCTGGGAAAATGGAAATAACAGTGCTATGCGTGCGAAATTAGGAAATTACACTCTTGGTTTGCCTACGACGAGTGTCGGTGGTAATAAGCCGCACAATAACTTACAGCCTTACGTCACTGTTTATATGTGGCGCAGAACAGCGTAAAAAATCCCACTAACTATTGGGATAATGAAAGTATGAAAGGAGGTCTTAATATGATTAACAATTTACCTTTAGAATTAGCTAACGAGCCATCTCTTGACTATCTCAACGGACAACCACATAGAACAAGAGTACCTTTAACAAACGCTGATGGTGCTTATTACCCTGTCTTTTTTGAGCCAGATGCCATTAAGAAGCCATTACCAGAATTGCTAACAATGGCACTTGATGTTGTTTATAACAAAAATTTCTCGCAACGTGCAGAAGATGAGCGATTTGAGTTATTAGATTCTAAGATTGCAGAAAGTGATGCTGCTACAAATAGGGCAAATGAAGCTGTTAAGAAGATTGAAACTCAAATAGAAAAAGAGAAGAAGACATCAGGAACGGCTCAAGCCTCTATTTTAGAACTAATCACTCTACTATATTTCAAGGGAGTTATCTCTGATGAAGACTTTACAACAATTACTAGCGAAAGCTAAAGCTTATTTATTACAACAAAGGAGTATTGACATGATGATTAAATTATTTGCCATTAATATTGTAGAAGGACGTTTCCCATTTTCAAAAGTACCAACTATTTTAAAAGCTAAAGTAAAAGAGCAGATTGTTTTAATTGTTGGAGATGACAATCAAGAACTTATCAAAGAACTAACCGAGTCAAAAGAGGAGTAACATGTCTATGATTATTGATTTGAGTAATCTTGCTCATCTGTTTAGTGACTTAACAAAAACATTGGAAATTCATATTTTTACAATTTTTGTCTGCTTTGATATTTTTACAGGACTTGTCAAAGGGATTACTAATAAAAAAGCTAACAGCACCAAGGGATTATCTGGCATCATAAAACATTTTCTTGTTGTTTTGCTAGTCTATACTGTCTATCCTTATCTCATTTTGTTAGGCGCAAAAGCCGTTGCAGTTGCATTTGTTCTTTTCTTTATCGCAGCTTATGGCATTTCAATTATTGAGAACTGGGGACAGCTTGGGCTACCGATGCCATCATTTGTTAAAATGTTTTTTGAAAAACTCAAGCGAGATACAGACCAGTTTGATATTGCGACAATCAAAATTGATAAAACAGGTGTCAAAGTTCAGACACCTGCTTCAAATCTAGAACAACTAAAAAAGGAGAACAACAATGAATGATTTCACAACACAAATGACAACCACATTTTTATCTTTTGCAGGTATTATTGCAGCATATATTGTTCATCAGCTTAAAAAATTTTTGTTAACAAAAGGCGGCGAAAAGGCGGTTAAAATTACGGAAATTATCGCACGTAATGCAGTTGAGGCTGTTGAACAAGTTTCAGATGAATTAGACTTGACAAGCGAAGACAAACTAACTAAAGCAAAATCCGCAGTTATTGATGGCTTATCTCAATACAATATTAACCTTACAGAAACACAGCTAGAAACATTTATTGAAGCTGCTGTAAAGCGGATGAATGACGAGTGGAAGAAAGGTCATTGATATGGCAATAGAGACTGAAAAAGCCATTTCTTGGATGGTAGCTAGGCAAGGGGCTGTTTCTTATTCCATGGATTACCGAAATGGTCCAAGCTCCTATGACTGCTCAAGTGCTATTTATTATGCTTTGATGTCAGCAGGTGCTATCTCTGCTGGCTGGGCTGTAAATACAGAATATATGCATGATTGGCTTATCAAAAATGGATATGTATTGATTGCAGAAAATCAAGATTGGAATAGCCAAAGGGGTGATGTTGTTATTTGGGGGCTACGTGGTCAGTCTGCTGGAGCTGGTGGTCATGTCGTAATGTTTGTGGATTCAGACAACATCATTCACTGTAATTATGCCAATAATGGCATTACCATCAATAACTACAATCAGACCGCTGCTAGCGCTGGCTGGATGTATTCTTATGTTTACCGTTTAGCTAATCAGTCATCAACCTCAACGGCTGGAAAAAGCCTTGACACCTTAGTTAAAGAGACCTTGGCAGGTATTTACGGTAACGGAGATACCCGCAAGGCAGCTCTTGGCAATCAATATGAGGCTGTCATGGCAGTCATCAATGGCAAAGCTACGACACCTAAAAAAACAATTGACCAATTGGCTCAAGAGGTAATTGCAGGTAAACATGGTAACGGTGACGAACGTAAAAAATCACTAGGCTCTGATTATGATGCGGTGCAAAAGCGAGTTACTGAAATTCTAAAAAGTGGCACACCCTCTAATGCCCCTAAAACGCCCTCTGACAAGCCAAAAAGTGAGGTGGTAAATTCCACCACAGAACCTAAAAAAGCAGAAATTGAGGCAACTGGTAAAGCGACAGATACCAAAATCACAAAAGAAGCTGGAGATTTGTCGTTTAATGGGGTAGTTTTGAAAAAATCTGTACTTGATATTATCCTTGCTAAATGCAAAGAACATGACATCTTGCCAAGCTATGCTATTACAGTCCTGCACTTTGAGGGACTATGGGGTGCATCCGCAGTAGGTAAAGCTGATAACAACTGGGGCGGCATGACTTGGACAGGTAAAGGAGAGCGCCCAAGTGGTGTCACTGTTACCCAAGGTACAGCCCGCCCATCTAATGAGGGTGGTTATTACATGCACTATTCAAGTGTTGATGATTTCCTTACAGATTGGTTTTACTTGCTACGTGCTGGAGGCTCTTACAAGGTCAGCGGTGCTAAGACTTTATCTGAGGCTGTAAAAGGCATGTTTATGGTCGGAGGTTCCACCTATGACTATGCAGCCAGTGGCTATGATAACTACATTGTAGGCATGTCTAGCCGTTTGAAAGCTATTGAGGCTGAAAATGGCTCACTAGCTAAGTTTGATGTTGGTACCGTCGGTAATGTCGGTAGCACGGATAAGATTGAGGTCAACATTGAGGGTATTGAAATTTCTATCAATGGTGTCACCTATACAATCTCTAAGAAACCAGTTTAGAAAGGATAAGCTCCTTTTTCATAAGACAAAATAAGCCCCTAGGTTGTTTATACCTAAGGGCTTTATAAAGTCTTTTTAAATAGACCATCTATGAAAAGTCTATTTTTCCGGACTTTTTTCGGATATATAAGTAAGGGGGATAAAAATGAATGAAACGCTATATATCTTTTTAGAAGGAAAAGCTAAGGGGTGGTTTGAGGACACTGTGAATGTTGTTAGAAAGAATGGAAAGATATTTGATTTTGTATTAGATGGCGAGAAGATACAGCCTCATGATGTGGTAAGTATCGAGATATTGGATGATGTTATTAAAGAGATTTCTTCTTAA